GTAAATTGGATTGAGTTCTTTAAATGTAAGACTCATTTGAATACTTACTGGTGTTCCATCCGCATATGATGCAAAAGTACCTGCGTTAGTATAATTTACAGACATTCCAGTTAAAGCACAATGTTTGAAGCTGTTCAAGAAAGGATGGTCTGCTCCATTATGTAAATATCTTATTTGAAATACATCTGGTGATTTCAAAAATATTCCTCCTTGCCCACCTACAGGAGAACCATCATCATTTCTTCCTTTTTTAGCAGCCATTGAACTTTTGAAAGCACGAATTATATGTTTTACCATCATTGATTCATCATAATTTCTTGGTGAAAAAACCACATTCATTGGAAATGAACGTAAATTAACACTATTGAATAATAATTCAAGATTATTATTCAAAACTTGACCAGTCGCTCTACTAATCGCACTGTTAACGCTTATGTTATTACCTTGAGGGTCAATTGCTTTCCCTGCAATACCAGCTCCCACTGCTTTTTTAAGGTCAGCTGATAAATCCATACCTTCAGTAGCAGCAGTTGTTAAAAGTGTTTTTAAATCTTCAAAGCTTTGACCAGGTTTTTCTACAAAATTAGCTGCTGCTTGTAATCCTGCTAATTGGAATACGTTTAATGTATCATCACCCCAAGTTACAGTATTAGTATCATTGACATCTTGTGGTATTGGCAACTCAACATAGTAATGATGTTTCATTCCTGAAGTTGATATTTGATCAGAGGAACCTTTATTTTCAAATTTTAGATTAGTTGGTGCCATTTCTATATTACCTTCTTTATCTCTCATCGCATCTCCAATTTCATATTTACGACCTTTATAAACACCTTTCTTATCTGCAACTTTAGGTGTGAATCCAGTGCTAAATGATGTGGTTTGTGGGAGATATTCAAAACATTTTATCAACAATCTCGTACCATTAGCTTCATCGGGAGTTATTGCAACAGGATAACTCATCGCTTTTGGGTGGGGTAAATGTCTCGCTTTTGTTTTTTTACCACCACCTAAATTAGTCTCTTTATCCTTTTTGTCATTTTGTTGTTTATCTGTTTTTAACGTGCCCTTAACTTTAACGACTTGACCATATTGATTTCTGACTCCACCGCCCCTCCATCTTCTTCTATCATTAAAATTCCCAGTTCTTGATGTCATCGACCTTTTTTTTTAACTATTTAGTCTGATCCTGCCAAATGGAATTGTTCGTAAGTCTCTGAGTTCCATTTCGTCAACTTTATATAAACCTCCAACTACTTCTGGAAAAGTATATTGTCTTACTTGACCCCAGTGAAAATTGATTCCACGAAAACCCCATTGAAAAACATCTGTTACTGCGACAAGGGGGTGTGCATCATATCTTATATTAGGAGTTTTTGGTTGATATACAAAAACATAGTAATTACCTTCTTCTGGAACATTACTTCCCTCAGTTAATACTTCTAATATATCTTGTGCTAAATCATCGGGATTTTCATTTCCAATAAGTTTTTTCATTATAGGGTCGATACGACTCATATTCCTAACTCCTTCTCAGTAACTACTTTAAACTCCCACTGACGATCAGCACAGAACTCCCGTGCCATTTTCCATTTTGCTTGGTTTTTTGCATATTCATATGCTTCACGAATATATCCTTTTGTTTGTCTTTTTGGTTTCACAGGTGGTTTTGTTTGTTTTGCTGGTTTCACTTCTATTACATATCTTTTTACTTTTCCACCTCTTTCTTTAACTTTCATATAAAAATCAGGGAAGTATCTGTGAACTCGATTATCAATAGGGGAACGATATGGAATAGAAATTTCTTCACTTGCCCACTCTAATATACTCTCATTTTTATCACAATATACCATGAACTTTCTCTCCCAGAGTGACCGATAAATTATATTTGTTGGATCACCTTTATACTTTCTAGGATAGGAGGGGTAGTATTTTCCCTTATAAGACATCTAAATACATATGATATGTAATTTTATTTAGAGTGCCAGCACCAAGACCAAGACCAATATCTGATATATTACCAAGATTTCAAAACGTAGCACAATCCTCTCATTATATTGTAAAGTTTGCTCTACCCCACAGTTTTGATGGTGACGGATTGCGTTCATACTTAAGAAGAAAAGGAGTTAATGATAGATTTATTTTAGAGGATGCAGGTTTATTATGTAGCAATGCTGTTTTACCTGGCAGTGCTTTAGCATCAGTTGATACTCGTGGTAATTTTCAGGGAGTAATTGAGAAGTTTGCACATACTCGCAACTTTACCCAAATTGAATTAGAATTTTATGTTGATAATGAATATAAATCAATGAAGTTTTTGGAACATTGGATGGAGTATATAACTGGTGCGATATCTGATCCAACAAGTGATGCTTACCATTTTGAACTTAATTATCCAGCAGATTACAAATCAAATGAAACAAAAATTATAAAGTTTGAAAGAGATTACAATCGTTTTTTAGAATATCGTTTTATAGGTTTATTTCCATTAGCATTAAATTCAACAAGAGTATCTTATCAGGGTTCACAGGTTTTAAAGGCATCAGCATCGTTTAGTTTTGACAGGTATATTTGTGGCGAATCATCATCATTAGCGAGAGATTTGGGAAGAGCATTCAATGAGATATTTGGTATAAGAGGCAATCCCATCAAAGATGGTGGTAGTGTTAAGTATAATACTAATGTATTAAACGAAGCAGCATTTGGTCCAATAAGAGGTTTAAGTAATTCAAATTTAGCAGTTTCAGGATCAGGTTCAAATAATTCTAATGATCCAACAGGTCCACAAAAAACACTTGGCAATAGAGATATAGGATCAGGATTAACTATATTTTAAAGGTTGAAAAACCTCTATAAATAATCACACTGAAGTGCTCAGAATATTATGCCTTTACCAAAAATTGCAACACCAACCTATGAGTTGGTTCTTCCTTCATCAAATAGAAAGATCAAATACAGACCATTTCTTGTAAAAGAGGAGAAGATTTTAATTATTGCCTTAGAGTCTCAAGATCAAAAACAAATAGCGAATGCTGTAAAAAGTATTTTAGTATCTTGTATTTTGACTAAAGGGATAAAAGTTGAAAAACTATCTACCTTTGACATTGAATATTTGTTTTTAAATGTACGTGGTAAATCTGTTGGAGAACAGATTGAAGTGATGGTTACTTGTCCTGATGATGGAAAAACACAAGTGCCAATGTCAATTAATGTTGATTCTATTAAAGTTCAAAAGTCAAAAGACCACAAAGCAGATATTAAATTGGACGATACTTTCACTTTAAAAATGAGATATCCATCTCTGAGTGAATTTATTAAATCTAATTTTGATGCAGGTGATGTAAAAGTAGATGATACTTTTGAATTAATCGCATCTTGTATAGATCAGGTGTACTCAGAGGAAGAGTCTTGGACTCAGGAAGATTGTACAAAGAAAGAATTAGTTGACTTTTTAGAACAACTTAATTCATCTCAATTTAAAGATATTGAGAAATTTTTTGATACAATGCCAAAACTTTCTCATACTGTTAAAGTAACGAATCCTAACACAAAAGTTGAGAGTGACATTACAATAGAGGGGCTGCAGAGTTTTTTCGGATAAGTATGGCACACGAGGATTTAGTGTCATACTATAAATTGAATTTTGCTTTGATGCAGCACCATAAATATAGTTTAACAGAGCTTGAAAACATGATACCTTGGGAAAGAGAAATTTACGTTTCACTTCTCCAACAATACATTGAAGAGGAAAATCTAAAAGCACAACAAGAACGCAATGGATGAGTTCGGTTCACCAATATCAGGAGGAATAAGAGCAGTTAGGAGAAACATTTCTTCTAGTTTTTTTGGTGCAACTCCACAGGCTCAACCAGATACAGTTACAACTGATTTACTGCAACAACAATCATTACAATTGACATCAGTATCAAGTCAATTGCAAAAAGTATCCCAACAAATATCTGGTTTAAATTTTAATTTAAAAACAGTCAAAGAGAATTTAGCATTAAATGAACAATTAGAAAAACAAAGAGAAGCAGCAAGACAAAATAGAGAAAGAATATTAGCAGAGCAGGGATTAAGAGAAGGAAAAGAAAGTGAATTGGAGAAAAAGATACAATCATCACTTACAAAACCTATTGAAAAGTTGGGTATAAAAACACAGGGTATTTTAAGTAGATTAACAACTTTCCTATTTACATTAGCTGGTGGTTGGTTAACAATAACAGGTATTGATTTATTACAAGCGTTGACTGAGGGAAATGTTGATAAGATAAACAAATTGAAGACAAAATTTTTAGTTGGATTAGGTGTTATCACTGGATCTCTCGCTGCAATTTCTATTGGAATAAAGAAGGTCATAGGTATATTAGGAGTATTCGCAGGGAATGTTGCGAGAGTGGCATTTGGTGGTATACTGAGAGCATCACTTAGAGGTGTTCAATTACTACTTGGTGGTCTTGTTAGAAAAGCAGCAACCATTCCTTTTGGATTATTTGGGGGTGGTGGATTTACACAGTTTGTAAGAAGTATAGTTGAAAATATTATTGCCTTTAGATTTTTAGGAATGGGTGGTGCAGGTAAGAAGAATGCTGCAAAAACTGCATCGAAAACTATATTAAATCGTAATGCTAAAAAAACAAATGTTAATGCCAATAAATCAGGTATACTTAAAAAAATATCACAACCGATACAAAACAGAGTTGTTAATCCTTTTAAGAAACAACTTGCAAACATTGGAGCGAAATTTAAGCCAATTGAGGTTAATGCATATGGAGGAGGAGTTGGTGGTGGGAAATTCCAATCACCAATGACAACAATGGGAGCATCAACATCAGGTCCTGTGTCTCTAGGTAAAAAGGTTGGTCTGGTTGGAAGAGCTAAAGGAATTGTAAAAAATCTATTTAAAAAGTTACCTGGCAAAAATATGTTAGGAAAATTGTTGGGTGCTGTTGGTATAAAAGGAGGATTAGGAACTGTATTAAAGAGATTTGGAGGACCGATTGGATCATTTATATTCGCTCTTGCGATGGGTGAAGGAATAGGAAGTGCATTATTAGGTACTGCTG